CCTACCAAGAACATCTGCAAATGCTTCTCTTGCGGCAAAGGCGGCAACGTGATTTGGTACCTGCAGGAGAAAAACGGCTGGACGTTCCAAGAGGCGTGCCGATGGCTAGGCAAGAGACTCAATATCGAGGTTCCTGAAGAGGAACTGACACCGGAGGAGCGACAGCAGAACGATGACAGGGAGTCTGCCCGTATCGTGGCCATGGCCACCAGCGAACTCTATCAGCAGAATCTTTCTTCCTCAGCTGCAGCATTGAAATTCCTCGAAAGGAGAAAGATCAACGCCGAGACCATGAAGACGTTTGCCATCGGCTACAGCTACGAGAAGAGTCAGCTGCGGAACGCTTTGGAAGAGAAGGGCTACAAGCTGAAGTACATGCAAATGTGCGATGTGGTCAGAGAGTCCAACGAGAAACAGGGGGAATACTACGATACGTTCCGCAAAAGAATCACTTTGCCATATTTCAACCGCCGTGGTGAAGTCATCGGTTTCACTGGCCGAGACATCACAGACACGGCTCCTGCAAAATACCTCAACACGGGGGAAACCGTGCTGTTCAACAAAGGACACAACATCTGGGGATTGTACCAGGCTAATAAGGATATCCGTTCGCTTGATAAGGTCTATATCGTCGAGGGGCAGTTTGATGTGATGTCGCTCCATCAGAATGGGGTGAAGAATGTGGTTGCTGGAAGTGGCACGGCTTTCACGGCAGACCAGGTTAAGATGCTCAGAGGGGTTACTCTGAATGTCACGTTCGTCTATGACGGGGATGCTGCTGGCATACACGCAGCACAAAAGAACCTGCCTGACATGGTGACGGCTGGATTCCGTGTCACATGCGTCCGTCTGCCTGAAGGGAAGGATCCTGATGACATGGCTAAGATGCTTGGCGAAGGAGTCAAGGGTTGGCTCGAAAAGGCAGAGACAAGCTATGTCAAGTTTCTGGGCGATACCACCATCAGGGAAGCAGCTGGAGCACACGAGAAACTTGATGCAGTCAAAGCCATCGCCAATGTCATAGCAAGAGAGAGTGAGAGCATCATCCGTGAGGATTTCATCACAGAGCTGGTGAATTTATCAGGCTATGGCAGGGATGATGTTGTTGCCCTCGTCGATGGGGCTAAGGTGCCGAAACGTCCGGACACGTTCGAACCAGGCATCTACGGCATGGAACTTATCGACACCTATGTTGATAAGGATGACCCGACCGTGGAACTCGTGGGCAAGTTCGAACGATGGCAGACGCTGGTCGGAGAGGAGCGCCCCGTGCTGTTCTACCATGGGAACCCACCAGAGAGCAGCGTACAGGAACTGGCGCAGAAGTTCGACCACGTCATCGTGCATTCACCGAACATGGAGTGCAGCGTGTCGAAGGAAAGTGACGATATCCTTATGATGAAGGCTCTGTACAACCGGCATGTGGCCATCGACGTGATAGCCGACAACGAGACGAAGAGCTTCATCTTCTATTATATAGGCTATTATGGGCACGAAATAGCGGAGGCTGAAGGGAAAATTGAGGTGAGGAATAAGTACATCGAGCGATGCGCTGAGGTGATATCCTGGACCTCTTCACAAGAACAGACCATCAACCTGCCCGATTGGGCAAATATGCTGGGGCTGAAGCCGAACCAGCTGAAGGAGATGCTTCGACCCTTCCTCAATCTCGCAAAGGCAAAGGCACGTGTCAGAACTGAAGGGGATGAGGTGTGGTCGAGCCTCCTTACCAACAACCTCGATGTGGTTCCTTCCTATGTGGAGGATAACGAGGAATACGCCAGTCGTTTCAAACGATTCTGGCATTTCCCTCTGCTGAACAAACAGGGAACACCAGTGGCATACGTCTTCAAGGATGACAAGGGCAGCCTCCACCGTGTAGGTGACTTCTTCCTCGAACCGCTCTTCCACATCTACAGCGACAGATCCGAGGAGAACCTTCGCGTTTGCCGGCTTAATTCCATGGTCGAAAAACCGACTTACATTGCATGGCCATCCAAGACGTTCGCCAACCTCAGGACGGTGGTGGAGTCCCTGATCAATGAAGGTGGCTACAACTTCGAGAACGGTACTTCCCAGGACTGGAGCCGTATCTGGACATATATGTCGCACAAGTTCCCGAAGTGCAACGAAATCAAGGTGTATGGACAGCAGAAAGAGGGGTGCTGGCTGTTCGCTAACGCCATCTACCACGAGGTGGAGGGAGAGTATAAGCTGGAGTATGCTGATGAACTTGGCCTCATGAAGCACGAGGACATCAACCTATACTCTCCCTCCTTCTCGAAGGTGAACAAGAAGATGCGCGACGGGGATGATGACAACGAGCAGGATAAATGGTTTGTCTATACCGATACGCCGGTCAATAAACGCATCACCTTCGAGCACTGGGCAAGGCTGATGAACGAGGTGTACAACGTGAACGACAACGGGAAATGGGCTACCATCTTCGCCATCATGTGCGCTTTCCGCTCTGACATCCACCCCATACGCAGACTGTTCACCTCCATCTTCTTCCTGGGACCGACCATGTCAGGAAAAACTCAGATCGCCATTTCCATCCGTTCGCTCTTCGTCAAGCCGGAGGCGCCTTCGTTCAACCTCAATTTCGGCTCCGATGCTGCCTTCTTCTCTACACTGGAGAGGTTCCGCGATGTTCCGCAGGTGATGGAAGAGTACAACGACGAGAAGATTTCCGACAACAAGTTCCAAGGTTTGAAGTCCGTGACTTACGACGGTGACGGAAAGACGAAGCGCAAGGATGCCACCAGCAACAACATCGCAGTGTCGAAAGTCTATGCGCCTGTTGTCCTCTTAGGGCAGGAGTCACCACAGAAGGATGACAACGCACTGGCGAACCGTGTGGTGCTATGCAACGTTCCTAAGCGCGAACACTTCGACGAACACGCACAACTCATCTTCCAAGAACTGAAGGATGCTGAGAAGGACGGACTCTCATACTTGCTGCTCGAACTGCTGAAACTTCGTCCGCTCTTCCGGAAGTATTTCGCAGACTTGCTGAAGCAGACTGAGAGGGACATCCAGAACGCTGTCGAGCAAACCAGTGACCCCAACGGAGACCAGGCACGAGTCATCACCACCGTGTCAATGTTTGCCTCCACCGTCAAGCTGCTCACACTCTATGCGCCACAGATGCAACTCCCTTTCACTTACGACGATTTTTTCAAACTTGCCGTGGAAAAGGTGAAATGGCAGGTGCAAATGCTCATGGGAAGCGACAAGATCGCCACGTTCTTCGCCATCTTCTCATCCATGCTCGACGATGGGGACATCAGAGAGGGACGCGACTTCGTCATCAAGCGCGGTCAGAAGGTCACGCTCAAAGGTGGCCAGACATGGGTTCCTCCGAAGAACGACAGTGCTGTGGTGTATTTCAACTTGACCAACATCCACAACAAATATCAGAAGAAACTCGGTTCAGCCAACCATCCGCTGACACTCCAAACTCTTACGACCAACCTGACTTCAAACAAAGCATGGATTGGTGCAGTGGGAAACTGGAAGTTCAAATGGAAGGAGACCGCAGAAGTGGCCATCTCTGACATCATGGATCAGCCACAAGGCACGAAACCCAATATGACTGTCACTCGTCAGATCGTGGACAAGACGAAGCAGACATCCGCAGTGGTGCTCAATTATGATGTCATTGCTGCCATGTACGGCATCGACCTCGAACGTGAGGTCAAAGAGGAAACGGCTCCTGATGTAAACGAGGAGCAGAGGAAACTTCCATTCTAGAGGATTTTTTGTAAGCCATAATTAGATCAATGGGGGAGAGGTGTCTGTGAAGATACTTCTCTTCTTTTTGTTCGTTGGTCTAATCCGGCGCCTTCCATTTCCCCGAATACCCCTTCACGAAAAAAGACCAAGTGTTAGCTTCAACTCGAAAAATATTTTTCACAAAACAGCGACCAACCGACCAACCAACCAACCGCGAATTTTTTTCAATAACGAAAAATATAACGTATATATGTGATATTTAGTAATTTATATAGTGTTTTGTGGTTGGTTTCAGTTGGTTGTGGTTGGTTGGAAATGCGGTTGGTTGGTTGGATGCGGTTGGAATTTGGTGGTGTCAAGAATATTTGCTACCTTTGCCCCGTGAAAAGAATTTTCACCGCCAGTTGGTCGGTTGGTCAGCCTGTTGGTTACTTGTGTATTTGCCTAATATGCTGATATGTACGCAATTATATGCCTTGGTTGGTCGGTTGGTCGGTTGGTCGATAAAACGACAAGAATATTTTTAAACACTAAATCTATATGAGTAAGCAGAAAGAACGGTATGTGGTCTGGATTCACGTAAAACCCTACGTGAAGAAATACCTGTTGAATAACTTCAGGGTATGGGATAAGCAATGGAGCGAACTGGTCAACTTGTCTGGAGACAGGGAACTGAACACCTTTATCAGAGGACGTCTAGCCAAGCCATTGCACCGATATGACAACAGAATTGATGCACAGGTGGCTGGTAAGGTAAGGATCCCCTTCGAGATTTCAGCAGCTCAGTTCTATCGATACGGATGGGCACTGTCACTGACAGATGAACATGAACTGTGCCGTGCCCTGGAAATCCGATGCGAGACACTGTGCAAGACCTTCCTCTCTGCCACCTATATGTACATCGGTAACCTGAATGAATGCATCAGACTCTTCTATAAAACCTTCAACATGACAGAAGAGGACTGGTCAATGGATGCCATCCGTAAAATGTGGCAACGTGACAAACATTTGCCAAAAATGAACGTAAATACATTAAATTTTGTTAAAAACACCCAATTTGTTTTGGTGCAGATGTCCAATAATGGGACAATCACCGAAAAAGGGAAAAAGAACTATGAAAAGAATCTCGTTTAAATTAGATCAAGTCGGTGGATTGGCGGTCATTCTCGCCATCCCGGTTGCTGCTTTCAATCGTATCAAGCAGAATTATTCTACAGGTGTTCGCAACGTTTCGCTGACTTCCACAGATGATGTCATCGAACTGCCAGTCGTGAATGATCACAGCTATTCATTTGAAGAGGTGCAGAAAGCTGAAGACAGTGGAGGCACTTACGATGTGACCATTCAAGGTGTGATACCACGAAGTGATACAGACCCGAAGCTTCGCCAGGAACTGGAACGTGGGGAATGGCTGGTGCTCCATAGGGACAGGAATGGAACGTGCCGCTTGTCTGGTACCAAAGAAGTGCCACTGCATTTCTATTCGCATCGAGTTTCAGGAACCAATCCTGCTGGCATGAATGGCAACAACTTCACCTTCGCTGCTCAGGAACCTTCTCCTTCTGAAGAGGTGTCGGAGGCATTCGTCATCGAATAGAGTCAGACGGCAGCATCAATAAGTTTTCCAATAAGTGCCCCAAAAAGTGCCCCAAAAGTACAGAATGGGGCACTTTTTGTCTATCTGTATTTTTTGACACTAACCCTATCTTTGCCATACATATAATATATAAATGTATGGAAAGAAAAGTTATCAACATCAATGGAGTACTGGATGACTGGGGCTGGCTTCGCTCCACAGTTCAGTATATGCTGAACAAGCATAAGAGAGAGCCGGTTCTTTGCATCGTGAACTCTTATGGCGGCAATGTCAATGAAGGACTCGCCATCTCTAAGCTTTTTGAGGAGCATGGAGATGTGGTCGTTCGCTTCATCGGCTGCTGCGCTTCCTCTGCCACATGGATGGCATTCGGAGCTAAGAGCATAGAAATTGCTGAAGACGCCCTCTTCCTCGTTCACCAGTGCTCTAACCTCGTGGCCATCTACAAGTCAATGAAGATTGAGGATATCGATGCCACCATCAAGAGGCTGGAGAGTATGAAGAAGAGTCAGGAAGCCATCAACCTGACCATAGCCAAGAAGTATGCTGACCGCATTCCTGAAGGGAAGACACTGGATGATGTGCTGCAGCTGATGGCTGAGGAACGATGGATGACTGCTGACGAAACCAAGGAATGGGGTTTCGTCGATAAAGTGATCCCTGGCATCAACAGAATGACGAAGGATGCTCAGAACCTCGTAGCCATGAACTGCGCTTCCATGAATCTCCCTGTTCCTCACTTCGAGGAGCCGAAGGAGGAAAAGTCTATGGTCAGCCAGATTCTCGATGGCATCAAGAACCTCTTGCATCCTGAGAAAAAGGATGAACCAGAGGATCCTGCAGCGAACGCCTCTGAAGGTGCTGCTGAAGGTGAAGGAACAACTGCTACTAATAGCCATAAACAATTCAGTATGAAAAAATTATTCGTTAACTTGATTGCATTGCTGGCTGTTGCTGACAATGCTGTGTTTGACGAGCCGAAGGACGTGACACTCACGGACGATCAGCTCCAGTCAATCGAGAATGCTCTTGCCGCTGGTAAAGCCAATGAGCAGATTGTGAAAGACGTTGAGGGTATCCTTGACGGAGTATCGGACAACATCAAGCAGATGGACGGTCTGAAGAATAAGGTACTGGCTCTTGCCAACCTCGTCGCCCGCTTCCCTGTGCAGGCTCCAGCCGGCAACAAGGTTCCTGAAGGTGTTTCGGATTCCAAGCAGGGGGCTATCGACGAGTCTGCCAAGGATGGCATCAACGCAGAGGCTCGTAACCTCTACCACCCAAAGAAGTGATCAACCTTTTAATTAGATTGCGTTATGGATTATACAACTCCTATCGACATTACCGCCGTCCTTCAAGCGGTAAGAGAGCATCAGGATCTTCTCGTGACCCTCGATGCAGAACAGGCTGGTGACATCCTGCAGCATTTCACCCCAATGCCTGGTGTGAAGGATTCTATCACGCTCGGTCGTACAACCCTCGGTAAGATCAGCCACAAGTACACAGGTCAATTCCTCGGACAGCTTGAAGCTGGTAAGATCGTTCCTCGCACATTGGTGGTCTATCCTTGTGTGATGGAAATGTCGGACGAACCTGAGCGTTATCGTCGTGCCTACATCACAGAGGTCAAGGGTGGTCTCGACCCCAACTCTCATCCTTTCGAGGTGTGGCTGAACAACTACGGCATCAAGTCAGCTTCCAAGGAACTGCACGATGTCATCCTGACTGCAGCATACGATGCTGACAGTGCAAAGACTTCTCTCGCTGATTCCTTCGACGGTCCTCTGACTATCATCCAGAAGGGTATCACGGCTGGAGATATCTCTGCAGTTAAGGGCAACCTCTATACCGGTATGGCTACTTTGACGAGTGCCAACATCGGTACTGAGCTGCTGAAGATGTATCGTGCCATTCCTCAGACGATGAAGAAGTATGTTGTGCAGATGCACATCAGCATCGATCTCGGTGAGATGTACGATGACTGGTTGGACGCTCAGGGCGTTCTCGTCACTGGCTCTGGTGCTGAGACTGCAGGACAGCAGTTCCTCCGCAACACCAACCACAAGTGTAAGCTCGTCCGTATGTCAGGCATGCCTGAAGGTTCTCAGTTCGTATGGATCACCATCAAGGAGAACCAGTTCTACGGCTACGATAAGGAAAGCGACATGAACACCATCAAGCCGTTCAACAGCGGCAATCCTTATCTGTACACTGCTGCAGGTAAGTATGTTCTGGGCTTCCAGTTCGCTACGTTCGACAAATCTCTGTTCCTCTGCAACAATAAGCCTGTTGTTCCTGAGGTGACTCCAGAGACTGTGGCCACTCCTACTTTCTCTCCAGCTGCTTGGGGTGAAGGTGAATCGCAGGTAGTGGAACTCGCTTGCGAAACCGCTGGCGCTTCCATCTACTACACTACTGACGGCTCTACTCCAACGTCTTCTTCTACGGCGTATGACTCTACCAACAAGATTACCCTCTCCGCAACAACCACCATCAAGGCTATCGCAGTGAAGGAGGGTATGACTGATTCTGAGGTCGCTTCAAAGACCTACACGAAAGGTTAAACTCTAAAACTTGAAGATTATGGGACAATGTGTTAATCTTGCCAACATCGATGCCAATGTGGCATGCGCTGAGTTTGACAATCTTGCTGGCATCGTCGATGAAGTCATCTACGGCTACTGGGATGATGTGGCTACATGGCCAGAGCTTCCATCTGGTACCGAAAATGCTCCTTTGAATTTTGCGACAGCTGGAGCATGGAATGGTAGTGTTGCGATGAAAGAGGGCAAGAATGCTTTCAAGCTTCGCTTCACTGACCAGACGGGTGTGTTCACCATGACAGATCAGGGAGAGGTTGGCGGTGAGTCTGTGCTGTATCAGCTGGACATCGTCCGTGCTAAAATCTCTGCGCTTATCCTCGGATTCCAGAATGCGACCCGTGGACGCAAACTGTTCTTCATCGTGACCGACAAGAATGGCATCCACTACCTGATGGGCGACAAGAACAATGCTGCTCTGAAGGTGGCTGCAGACGCTTCCACGACTGGTACCACTCCGACCGACCGAAACGGTGTGCCACTCAGATTCACGTATTCTTGTCCACGCAACCTCGTGTACACGGGCGACGTGACGAACATTCTGTCACCTGCTCCGGCAGCGCAGCAGAGTGCACAGCAAGGAGGAGGATAACTTTCTTTACTCATAAGTATTATTAGATTTAATTTGGGAGAGTGCCCGCAGATATCAATGTCTGTGGGCGCTTTCTTTTCTGTCCTATTCTCGCACCGTTTTTCGCAGTAATTTTGCGATGCATTAAATTTATCGCGTATGTTGACAGCTCAGTACAGACAAGCAGCCATCGACTGGCTGAATGGGAAGCAGGACTTCATGGAAGGTCTTGACATCCTGAAAAAGTCGGGTTTCAAGCCAGGTGTGGTGCGTCGGCTTGAAACAATTGGGGAGTCTGACACGACTCGTATGCACCTGAAGGAAAACATCTACCTCTACATCCAGTTCATCGGAAAAGATCCAGAGGATACGGATGCTGACCTCGGAGTAATCCAGGGCAAACAGCCTGTGGTTCTGAAGCAGAATGATGAAGTGGCTTTGTCTATCGATGAATTGGCTCAGAAGTTTGAAGTGTCTTCTGCAGCACCGACTGGCACAAGCAGAACCATCATCATGTATGCTCAATTGTACCGCTCCAGAGAAAGGGCGCATCGAGAGATGGCACAGGTTCCTGAAACCAACGACGATGAGAATGTGACCGCAAGGCGCAAACTCTCGGACACCATCGATTCCTGCACCTCTCAGATGGAGAAGCTTTACCCGCTCATCAAAGACTATCTCGAAAACAAGAAGGAAATATCTCATGAGGAGCTGGATGAAGTGCTGAAGGAAAAAGAGGAGAATGATGATGATGAAGGAGATGGAGAAAAAGGTGGTGCTTCAGATGAGTTAGATGCCCTCTCCAAAGAGGAACTTCAAAAGCGACTGAAATCTGCCAAGACGAAGATTCTCCGTAAGAAGAATTTGCTGGAGTTCCAACAGGAAACGAAAGCAGCTGCTCCTAATCCTCTGCCGGACTGCCCGAAACGTGTAAAGTATGAGACGGAAATCGCTCAGCTGGAGAAAGAGGTGGAGGCGTTGCAATATGCGATTGCACGAAAAGCATGATTAGCCTCGCATTAGGTGACCTTGCGCACACCGACACATCCAGCGTAGAGGGTGTGTCGGTGGATGGGGTCAAGTATGCAGACGTCGATAATGTCGCCAAGGTGGATGAGGTGGCCAAGGTGCTGCTTCATCCTCGGAGCCTCGGACGAGTGGAGCACGGAAGCACCAAACACTTCTATAGTGACGGAGCTTTCAACCTCATCCAATTGGTGACTTATCTGCTCAAACAGACGGGACCGGCTCATGTGCTGCTGACATCCTATTCTATTGCAGAGGATTCCGTGAACGTGCTGCATAGGAAGGTGGAGAGCGGCGAGATCCTGGACATCCGCTTCATCATCGATAACAGGGTGAAATCGATGTCGCCTAAACCTTTTGACGTTCTGGCTCGAAGCTTCCCGAATTGCTACCGATGCCGTGCCATTCACGCTAAGGTGGCACTGGTCTATAACGACGAGTGGAAAATCACAGTGATTGGTTCGCAGAATGCCACGAGAAACCCGAAGCTGGAGCGTGGCATCATCCACACTGACGAGGACGTTTTTAATTTTGATCTAAAAATACTGGAGTATGAATTTAACCAAGGAACAACTTGACCGCGTGAAGGATCTGGCGTACCGCACCATGACGTCACGGGTGATCGCCAATGCGCTGGAGGTGGATGAGGTGGACTTCGTCGACGAGGTCTGCACTCCTGGCACACCTGCAAGACAAGCTTACCTCTCTGGCATGATGCAGCAGATGCTGGAGACAAGGGAAAGCATCATCAAGGCTGCACGGAACGGGAGCAACCCTGCACAGGCTGAACTATTGAGGTTCCTTGAAAAGCAACTATATAGCATGGATAAGTTCTGATATGGCTAAAGGTATCGTTCCACTTTCCGATGTGCAGTCTGATGAGATCCTGGCATACATCATCGACCCTGAAAAGAATCCGCTTCCTGCCAAATTGGAAGAGGAGTTCAAACGTGTGGTGTGTGCGGCAAGACTCATTGACGAATATCCTGATGAGACACACGTCCTCAAACTGATGCAGGCGAAATATAATCTCTCTAAAACTCAGCTCAGAAAAGATATCGCCCATGCGAAGGAACTGTTCAAAAACGAACACACCTTCGACTGGGATCTGCATTTCACGTGGATGCTGAAAGACCAGCTGGCACTCATCCGTGAGTGCAGGCTGAAGGGCGATCTGAAGAACTGGAACGCTGCAAAGAAGGTGCTGCGTGAGATGATCGGAGAGAAGCCTGCCATGGTGGAGGATCCAAGACGAATGGAGAAGAATGTGTTCTACATCCAAGTCAACAATGGTACAGGGCAAGAGGTGAGAATCCCGCTCGATAAGGTGAGAGGCCTCGATGCTGCAGAATTGCAAATTGTGGGGGAATCATACATGACTGTGCTGGACTCTGACGAACAAACCGAACAAATCTTTAATTCTTGATATATGGCACTTTTACGTAAAACAAACAAGGCTCTTGTTAAGTTCCTGATGGACAAAAAGGGCATCGAGACCATCACCATCACTGCCGATAAGGTGGCGCTGACGGTGTCACCTAAGTTTACTCCTGAAGACGGCGAGAAGCTTGTCCGCGAAATCGGACATACCAAATTCAACGCTGCATCGAGGAACGGAAAGAACTTCTTGGTGCTGGAAAGATATTGATACGGCATGGAGGAAAGCTACTACGAGGAAACTATCTCAGTCAACCACGCTCAGATGATGTTCCAAATGCTTCGTGCTCGGCATAAGTACATCATCTGGAGCCGTGGTACTGGTAAATCGTACATCGTCGGTGCAGAGGTGGACGAGAATGTGCGTCTGATGCCGCGTGGCGTGACCACACTGGCACAGGCTACCTACGGCCAGGCACTTACGAAAACGCTTCCCTCTACCTTCAAAATGCTGGAAACTCTTGGATATAAGCGTTATGACCCTCAAAGCAAAACTGGCGATTACGTTGTTTGTCGTACACCGCCTGATGGTTTCTATAGACCCTACGAGCATATCCTATCTTTTGAGCACTGCATCACCTTCAGTAATGGCCACTGCTTGTATATCCTCACACAAGATGGCAACTCGCGCGGCCCGTCGGCGGACTACAACATCACCGACGAGGCGCTGACGCTGGACAAAGAGCAGTTCGACCAGGAGGTGGCGCCAACCAACCGAGGCAATGAGGATAAGTTCGGACGATTGTCGAAGCATCCGCTCTGGAAGCACCATGGCAACACGTTCCTCTCTTCCATGCCTTACGAACCTGAACAGAAATGGCTGCTCGAACCTGCCAAATACTACGAGGAGGAACGTGGGGTGCAACTGTTCGATACATGGAACAAGGTGGCGAAGCTTTATCTGCAGCTCATCGATGCCAAGATGCAGAATGATATGTCACTGTTCCGTGAAATATGGAATGAATGCGTCCGGCTTCGACGCACCATCATGCCGTTCGTCAGCAAAGACGGGACGCTGTTCATGCTGGCTTCCATCTTTGACAACATCGCCAATGTGGGGCTGCAGTACATCGTCAACCAGTATAAGGTGATGGAACGACTGTCGTTCCTGATTGAGATCCTGAACTATGTCGTCGATAGGGTGGATAACTGTTACTACAAAATCGATGAACGGCATAAGTACTACAATGCCACGAATGATTCGTTCATCCGTGACTTTGCTGAAGACACGGATTTCTCGTGGCAGAAACTTGCCAATCAGGACTCACGATATGACCTCGATTGCAACCCTAATGAAGCACTGGAGATATGTTTCGACTGGGGTAGCGTCGCCTCTTTCATGGAAGTGGCGCAGCCTTCCAATTACGATTTCGTCAATAAGGTGACTGTCATCGGTCGGACGGTGGACAATACCATCAACGAGTTCTTCGTGCGTCGAGACGATGAGGATGACACACCCATCAATGCACTCATTGACAAGTTCTGCCACTACTACCGCTTCCATCCTTGCAAGGTGGTGCACTTCTACCGTGATCGCTATGGCGATGCCAGACGTGCGAACTCCACCAAGACATACAACCAGATAGCCATCGCCAGACTGGAGAGGAATGGATGGCGGGTGGAGCAGCATACGCACAGGGGCATCGAGCCACCACAACATGATAAGTTCCTGCTGTGGTCTCAGGTCCTGGCAGAGACAGACCCACGCTTCCCACTGAAGCGGTTCAACGCTTCCAAGTGTAAGTACATCCTCATATCGATGAACAACACACGTGTACGACAACGTGATGGCAAGTTCGAGAAGGACAAACGTGCTGAGCGCAATGACTCAGTGCTGCCTGAGGAGGCTACGCACTTTGGCGATGTGGTGGACAAGAGGATGTGGACGAAGTACGGGGACTTGCTGAAGAACAACTCGTTCTTCGTCCCTGCACGAGTTTAAGGCTTTTTCTACATAATTAATAGATTTTGAAGTTTGTAAACTGTGACGGTGCCAGTCGTGAGACTCGCACCGTTTTTCGTAGTTAGGACTCGCACCGCTTCGCACTGTAGGACTCGATTTTCTTTCCAATCCGCAATGAATCGGGCAGAACTGCAAAGGACGGGGGGAGGGGGTAGGACTCATATTTCCTTTTTTGGTGCGATAAAAGGTTCGGGCGAGGTTAGGGCGCGTCAGGGTCAACTCCGTGACAATGCAAAAAAGTGATTGCTATCGGGCAGTCACTTTTTTGACATTCAGATGTTTAATTTTTTATTGGGTTTCTTTAACAATTGAAAAATCTTAACCCCTTTGCGAGTTTCGGGGCGTCGAAACTCGCAAATTAGACCCGCGGTGCGGAGAGCGGTATGACTGCTGCGGCAGCTTTTCGCTTGTGCCGTTTCTTTTACTTCGCAAAGGTAAGTGCAGCCGCTCCTTTTCAAGTACCACTTCGCTATCTTTCGCTTTGAGTGTGGCAGCCTTCCACAGATTCTGTGCCACAATCGGGGTATTCCATCCTCAAAGGGAAAGATTCCTTGCACGGTCGCTTTCCTGCCTTCTTCTGGTAGCTGTGTAAAAGTTAAACCAGGCACAAGCCTAAAAAAAACTGCCTTATGCTCAAATTCGCTTTACATAGTTATCTGCCGAAACGGTATATGAAACGTGCTACCTTTGAGCAGTCAGAGGTTTCCAGACACATCCTCGATTTCAAGGATGGTCGGGTTTATGCATCCATCTGGGCTGCATATCAGGTGGTCAACGCACTTGCCTGCATCGACATGACTAATACGGTCATTGCTTGTGTACCTGCAAGCTGCGAACGTACCAACGTCAGACGATACAGGCGCTTCTCTGACATCGTCTGCTCGCTGTGCGGTGCTCTGAACGGGTTCGAGCACATTCAGGTTGTCGGCAAACGCTCCAAACTGCATCTGCATCGTGATTCAGATGTCGATGACAACGTTTTGCTCGATGAAGCGTTCTTCAACGGCAAACGTGTAGTGGTCATCGACGATATCTGCACCACTTGCAGATCTGCCAATGCTTTCATTGCCAAATTGCAGGGTGCTGGTGCCGACATCCGTATGGCTCTGTTCCTCGGCAAAACGCATAGCTTCAGACGATGCTAAATGTGTAAATTTGCATTGTTTTTGTCTATTTTTGGCATAAAACGCAAAAAATAGTAATTATTTTAATACTTTTCTTTGATTTTGTTTGGTAAATAGTATTAAAATTGCTACCTTTGTATCGTCAAACAATTAAACAAACAACAATATGAAGAATTACAAAGTCAAAGAGGTCATCAAACTGCTGGAGGAAGATGGATGGTACCAACTGAAGACCAAGGCAACAGACCACCGACAGTTCAAACATCCAACGAAACCGGGCAAGGTCACAGTAAGAGGTCACTTAAGCGAGACATTAAGCCAGTTCATTCTCAACAGCATTTGGAAACAGGCAGGGTGGAAATAACCACCCTACCTTTCCAAACTCAAAACAAGATTATTAACAATATAACACAAGATTATTATGGAAAAGATTCGAGTTGATGTACAATGGTGCGAAAGAAATTTTGGTGCCTCTATGGGCGAGAACGTACCAGGATCAGTGGTGTTCACTGCAAGTTCTATCGAGCAGCTGCAGGCTGAAGCTAAGGAAACGCTGCAGTTCCATGTGGAGGGTATGCTGGAAGATGGTGATGAGGTTCCGCAGTGGCTCGTGGATGGTGACTACGAATTTGTATGGAACTACGTCGATACGGCAACGCTTCTCCGTGCCATCGAGCCGTATGCTTCTATCGCTTCTATCAGCCGTGCTTCTGGCATCAATCAGCACCAGCTTAGCCACTATGCCAATCGCTTAAAAACTCCACGTCCTCTGCAACGGAAGCGCATCGTTGATGGCATCCATAAAATCGGGCGTGAACTTATAGCCGTTGTTTAGTTAATTGTTTGACGACAAAACCAAACTTGGCTCCCGATGTCGTTGGCGGCATCGGGCTTTTTCAGGAAATGGAGTGCGTCAAGCTCTGTGCCTGGCCGCTACCATATATGTAAAAGAACTTGGTGAGCCTCTGGTGCGTGAGCATCGGGGGCTTTTAGAAACAACCTTTAAATTATTAGTATATGAGAAAGATTATTTTATTCATTTGTTTATTGACCTCTGTATGTGCTATGGCACAAGATACAGTTCCAGAAAACGCCTATTGGGATAGTAAGAAACAAGTTTGGCGATTGCCTGATGGTACCATCTTGGGTGATAATCAAGTTAATGCGCCAAGGTCTTCCTCTTTTAGATGGAATAAGGCATTCGCCATCGGTCTTGGATACTCCCACTACTACAGTGCGATGAAAGGGGATGATTATGTGTCCATGATGCCGAAGGATTTGGTGGGAGTGGATATCACTCTTTATGGTGTTTATCTTGGCTGTGACATCATGAGTAAGAAAACGGGCTATAAGGTCTATGGCTATGATGAGAAGGTCACAGTCATGGATGTCAAACTTGGTGGCTCTGTTTTCATCGGACAGGGCAAGGATGGTTTTGTCATTACTCCCTATGTTGGTTATGCCTGGTGCACGGTTGATGATGAGTCGCACAACAGCATTGGGGCTAGAACTACGTATGACAAACATGCTGACGCCTTCTTTTTCGGTAGCCGATTCGCTTACCGCTATAAAGCTGGAGAATATGGCGTCCATGTGTCGACAAAGGAATTCGGTGTCAATATTGCTTTGAATTTGAGCTCTATGTAATCTATTTATGAAATGATTAGGACATTTTTTTTAGGCAGAAACTAAAAATTTCTGCCTTTTTATTTGGTTTGTATTCAAGAAGTCTATATCTTTGCAGCGTCAAACAAGCATGATGGTCAGTCCATTCCGCAAGAGCATCGGTTAATTGCTCCACGAAATCGTCGGGCTTTTTTTATGCCCTGACATCTTTTCCGCATAGTAGCGGACAGATTAGACATATAGGCGGCTGCCTTTCCCACATGACTTTTTGCTCTACGGAACGAAACCAGTTATGCTTGTTTGACGACGGGGAATGGGCAGCCGTTTTCTTGCCCTAATGTCAAACAAGCATAACTGGTTATGAAACCAATTCAAACAACTCTCAATGCAGGTCGCCTCTCGAATGAGGCGACCATGCAGCGGAACATCTTCGGATGGATCCATCGTGTTAACTCGTTCTGCTCCTCGCTGATGGGGGAGCAAGTGACTCACCTGCAGGTGATCAGTGCCCTTGCCACCTTCATCTTCCTCACGCTGGCGGTGTTCACCGTCCAGAAGGATGTTCTCGTCACAGTTCTGTTCCTTGCCATCGCCGCTTTCTGTCGCCGTGGCTTAGATAGTAAAGTATATGGGCGTCATTAAGAAGGGCGTGTGTCGTGTATGTGGGTGTACGTGGAATGATCCATGTTATCATCCTGATTACGGCATGTGCTGGTGGGCTGATGAGACGGAAACAATCTGTAGTCATTGTGCCGACGAGGATATCGCAAATGACCCATGTACTGAACATTGTATTAATAGCAAGAAAAGGGATTCTCCGTAGTTACGTTTGAAGACCTTTTGTGCAGTCTTATTTCGCTACCTACAATCTACAAATTCTTAATTTTGTTACGTTTATGGCAGATGTATCTCTAAACCAATTCATGATTGAAACCATTGCCGACCTGCAGGCAGATGACTGCAAGGGCATCAAGGAAGACGTTGCTTTCCTGGATGATATGGTTTCACGTATGGTGGTTGAACTCTCTCCCAAAGAGGAGAATTTTCAAAAGGATTTCTTAAAAATGCAGAGACTGAACGGCATCAGGAATTATCTGAAGGCCTTCATCCCTGATAAAACCTGAATAGTATGAGTAAAGAAGAAAATTCAAGCACTGACAAATCCGTGTTCATGGGTTTGGTCAAGCAAACCTTCAGCCCAACAAGTGATGGTCTCCAAAACCCTTCAGAGGCTGTACAGTACAAAACAAGTCTGGAACTGAAGTATATGTTTCGAGAGAGCTGTGAGCCTTCGCTGGCAGACATCTCTATGAGCATGACTGAAATGAATTTCCAAGGAGTTCCAAAGGAAGGAACCTTCTACTGGATACTGTACGAACGGTAAGTAACATTTTTTTGATCCTGACCCGAAAGTCCGCCGGCTGTCGTGATGACGGTCGGCGGTTTGTGTGTCCCAACTTTTAAAGGTGGAGTTTTTGTATCTTTGCCGTATAAATCAACGCATAGTATATCATGTGCAAAGTAAAAGAAAAAAACTGCCGCTTGTGTGTTGTGACGTTCATCGTCTGCTTCATCATCTCAGCGGGGTTAATCATCGGGGGATTCTTCGTTCCTCCCACGGGCGAGATTTCAGGCAGCGTGTTGACAGCTGTTGGCGAGCTGCTGGCTTTCCCCACCTTGGCTTTCGGCATGAGAGCCGTAGAACTTGGGTATGATCTGAAATTCCAAAAGGGTGAGCACAGTTTGGAACTGACCAATGGAAAAAATGAGGATAATGGATAAAAAGTGAAGAAAACGCAATAAAAGTGAAGAATATGGATAAGGAGTACAAACATTTTTGCTTGAAGGTGTGTCTGGCTGTCGCCATCGCCACCGTCATCTTCTTCGGAGGCTACCAGTACGGACTCTCGAAGTTGGATGCTGAAATGAGGGTGGACACGCTGCACGTGACTGATACGGTGTGGCAGTCGCACCCCGTGCTGGTGGAGTCTGAGCCTGTCACCATCATAGCTGACGTCGATTCTGATGCCATCATCCAAGCGTATTTCACGAAAAACATTTTTCGAGACACGCTCATCCTGAAGGAGTATGGTACCATCACGCTGACCGATACGGTGTTCGAGAACCGCATCTGGGGAAGACAGTTCGCCTACGACCTGAGCATCCCCACCTATACGGCGGTCAAGCGGTCTAAATTCAATATCGGTGTGGGAGTCTTCGGGCAACGTGACTCCTATGGTCTGATTGGGAGTGTGAAGGTGAATCACTGGATGCTGTCGGGTGGATATGATTTCTATAACAAGTCTCCGCACGTGGGGGCGCAATATATCTTCGGTAAATGACTTTCGTTGGATTGGTTTCTGGAGGCGTGTTCTGTCAGGACATGGGCGACTTGACAGTGAGGAACTTTCCACAGCAGGAAACTGTGGTGAAGTTCATCGTCTTGGATGCTGACAACGCTGAGGTGTCTTCATTCAACGAAAGCTACTTCCCTGACGCTAATCATGAATTGGTCATCTCTGGATTGTCTGACCTCATGGCTGGCTATCTGGAGGGAAGGAAACTGAGCGAACTCTTCAACCCTAATCAGCCTTGGACGGAAATAGACTCTTTCGCCACGCTGAAGCTAGAGTTCTACCAGCAGGGAAGCAAGATCGGGGAGTGCAGTCAGTTGTTTTACCAGGCTAACAACCGTACAGGCATCTTCCCTTCATCTTACAACTACTTCCTGAACCGATTCCGTGAACGGAAGGTGTATGAAGACCAGGTGCTTTTCCTCTCCTACATCTACAGGGGACAGCAGCTGCAGGCAGGTGTGGCATACTATCAGGCAAACGGCTCCAGCGCTCACCGCACGTTGACACTGTCTAACGCCGGCATGACTACTGGCAAGACATGTTGCCACCAGTACATCCCTGCAGACATCGCTGCCCTTTGCGGAGTGACTGCAGACAAACTCATATACATTGAGTTCAAGCTGATGCTCAGCGGTACTATCATCGACTACATGAAATGTACGTTTGACCATGGACACCAGAAGCAGAAAACCACCTTCCTCTTCAAGAACCTTTTCGGGGTTCCTGAAATGATCGTGATGACTGGAGTGAACAAACGCACCAGCGAATTGGAGGCTTCCTTCTCCTGGATCAATCGCCGCTACCGCAAAACGAGCACCGACCTGACCACTTTCCATACCATCTGCACGGGTGCTATTGATGCGCAGACACACGATTCGGTGAAGGATGCCATCAGAAGCGATGAAGTGTACCTCGTCGATGGGACGCAGCTCATCGATCTGGTGACGGTGACGGATATCGACCTCGATGTGGAGCAGCCCAAGGAAAAGCCAATGGCTGTATACATCACCTATCGAGTGAGCGAGAAAGTGCAGGAGAGATTCAGCCGCGTTGCTGTGCGTGACAGCGAGATTTTTGACGATACGTTTGACGATACATTTGAATAATATGAAAGCAACTATTACACGAAGCGAAATGCTGGCCGACATGGATATCCGCACGCTTCCAGACGGAAGACGGCGAGTGGTGGCGGTCAAGTATGTGGAGCCGGGTGGTAAGCTCAGGTTCTTTCCACAGTGCACCATCGGTGGCGCTGGAAGAATGGACAACAAGAAGTGGCGTGTACGTGGTATCACCCCTTGCGACTGCAAAGGGCAGCCGGAAGACCACGTACACCCCGTGAGAATCTTTAACGTCGTGGAATACAACGGCCGTGTAGTATTTAACAAAATAACCAGCGATGGAGATACTGTTCAATGAAAAAGGCACCCCTCTGATGCTGAACTCCCATGTCTTCTTCGGAGACACCGTCAATGACGGGTCTGAGGGCATAAAGAAACGTGACATCCTCGCACCATTCGATGTGAGCTACATGAATCGTGAGACAGTGGGAGATCATCAGGTGGTTCGATGGGGAAAGAACAACATGTTCCCCCTGAAGGCTGATGACATCATCGCTTCTACCTCTGTGCTGAACACAGGTCTGAAGTTCCTTCGACAACTGACCATAGGGCAGGGCATCTATGCCTGTCATGTGGACGGATACGATGAGAAGGGCAACGAAATCCTGAAGGCTGAGAACAGCAAGGCTGTACGTGAAATCCTCGAGTCTCGCATGGTGCGCAGATACCTCGAGAAATCAAGCCGTGACTATTTCAAGGTGGGTTGCTCTTCTGTGGAGATGATTCCCAACCTGAAGGGAGATAAGATTGTCGGATTGAACGTCATCAACGCGCTCTATTTCCGCTTCACGTTTCCCGATGATTACGGAGCCTGTCAGTGCATCGTTTCCCCACAGTGGCACGAGCCACACCGACACCCAAGCGACATGAGGGTACTGGATGTGCTGATGGACTACTCACCTGAACTTCATGCCGAATGGCTGAAGACGGCGGGCAAGTTCAAGAAGCCTTTCGTCTATGCCCTCCGTGATTCCTGGTCCAACAATGATATCTATGGTGAACCTGTGTGGCTCCCTGCTTATCGCCTCGGATGGGTGGATGTGGCACACCTCGTTCCAACCTTCCTGAAGCGTGCCTACAAGAATCAGATCACTTGGAAATGGCATGTGCAAATTCCTTACTCCTACTGGGATAGGAGATTCCCTTTGGCTTCCTACTCTGACGTGGCTGCTCGTAAGATGGCCATCCAGACGGATATGGACGAAATAGAGCTGAATCTTTGTGGGGTGGAGAATGCTGAGAAGCCTCTTTTCACGAACTATGCTGTCAACGAGGCTAACGGCAAGATTGAAGAGGAATGGAAGATCACCGCTCTGGATAACAAGTATAAGGGCGGCGACAATCTCGTGACGTCAGCAGCTGCTAACTCGGAGATCCTCTTCGCCCTGATGGTGAACCCGAACGTGCTGGGTGCAGGTATGCCTGGCGGTACTTACGCTGGCAACCAAGGTGGCTCGAACATCCGTGAGGCTTTCCTGGTCAATATCGCTAACGCATGGATTGACCGTCAGAACCTGCTCGACCCTATCCAGCTGATGCTCCGCTCGAATGGCATCAACGATGTGGATCTGAGATTCCGTAACACCGTGCTCACTACCCTCGATAAGGGTGCTGGCACTCAAAAAACACTGAGCTGATATGATTTTTTCAAAGGAGAAATGGAAAAGTTCCGATGGCGTGGCTAACTTCGTTCACGCCTCTTCAGGACTCTCATACGAGACGATGGAAGGCCCACTCTTCCAAGCATGGGCTTTCTTCCTGGAGCCAGTGCTTGGCTCTACGCTGTGCGACCAGCTGACTAACATCTATGGTTCGGAGAATCCTTCGGATTTGCAAAAGAAGGCTCTCCGCTTCGCTCAGGATGCACTCATCAATCTGGCTTTGTGGTACTGCTTCGACGAGCTGAACATCCGACTGACCGACCAAGGGCATCAGCGTCAGGAGTCGGAAAACTTCAAGTCTCTCTACAAGCACCAGGAGGATACGCTGAAGGCTTCCTATCGAAACAAGGGATTCAATGGACTTGACAGACTCATCTCCCTCTTCGATGCCAACGTCTCTAATTTCCCCGGCTGGTCAGAGGCTCCTGCTAAGGTGGCTATCTCTACAAGGGTTGTCCGCTCTACCAAGGAGGTGGACGAAGTGGTGTTCATCAACGGCTCTGCTATCGTCTTCTTGCGTCTGCAGCCTATCCTGAAGAAGCTGGAGCAGACGTTCCTTCCTTCTCTCCTTGGGCAGAGACTCTATGATGACTTCATGGAGCATGTGGGGGATGATGCTCGAATAATCGGCGATACTACCATCAAGGAACTCCGCATCCGTGTGGGACGTGTAATCGTAAACAAGGCTGTGGCAGAACTGATACGTCAGACGGGTTCCCTGACCGACAGAGGACTGTATTTCGAGGCGGTCGTAGCTGGACGTGAAGGCAACGAGGTGAAAAATCCTCTTCCCATGGGCGAGGCTATCGGACACGCTGCCATCTTTGACCGGGACGCAGAGGCTCAGAAGCAGGCTCTGAACAATTTCGTCAGTGCCTATATCCCCGATATGTTTACGGGACGTCCTGAGGATGTTTTCAAGAGAGATAACGACGGCAAAAGAACGGTGTGGCTATGAGAGAGATTGCATTTGCTATCGGTAAGAAAAAGGTGCGCAGCTTTGTGCCTGAATCGTGGGAAGAATTGTCTGAAGGGCAGTTCCTTGCCATCGTCGGGAGGACTTTCAATCTGCTGGAGGAAGGCGAATTCTATGCCAAGTACTTTGGCATCAGTGCTGACATGGTGGCTGATATGGATTTGTACTACATCTATGTGCTGAACAGCTTGCTTTCTTACACAAGGAAACCTGCCCGTCTGCAGTCTTTCATCATCCACCAAGTGAAGCTCGTGAACTCCAAGGGGACAACTGTCATGCTGGAGGCTCCTGAGGCGAGTCTGGCAGGTATGTCTTTCCAGCAGTTCATGATGATTGACACCTTCTATACATGGTACCAGCAGACCAAGGAAAGAAAGTTTCTCCTCTCGATGTGCAGCTGCTGCTATCTGAAGGAGGATGAGGATTTCTTTTCATTGGTGATGGAAGAGAGGCTAGACTACTGGGAGCAGTGCAGCGAGATAGAACTGAAGTCAATCCTGGTGCAATGGTCATTCATCAAGGAATGGCTCTCTAACGCCTATCAGTATCTGTTCCCGAAAGGTGGAGAGGCTGACAGCGGAACGGGCGGGAAGGTGAAGGTGACCAACACGTGGCTGGAGATTTTCGACACCCTCGTTGCTGATGACCTGACACGCATAGAAACCTACAAGCACTTGCATTGCATGGATGTGCTTCGGGTGATAAACCATAAGATTCAAGAACAAAAAAATCCAAGAAGATGACATTCAGCGATTACATCGAGCAGCTGGCGTCCCAACACAAGTCCATCAAGCACAGTGCTCAGGAATGCCACTACAGCGACCTCCATGAGGATGCGCAGAACGCCTTTTCTCATATGCGGATGCATTACCCGTGTGTGGTGCTGGACGAAGCTGGCACGGTCTTCTCAGGCAGCGACTCACAACCCTATGACACGGACATCTACAATATCCTGTTTCTTGACCATGTGAGGGATACTGGAGATGCCACTGAAATACGTGGCACCTTTGAGCGGATGAAGGAGGTGGCGAAGGATTTCCTTCGACGCATGATCCGTGACAGAAAGACGGTGAAACTGATGAACCGGTTTAGCGTGGTGGATGTGGAAATGGAAAGGGTGTTCCTCGAAGCTGCAGCACTGTATGGGTATGTGGTGACTCTGAAGAATACTGCACTGTTCTTGGAACTTGACTGCAATAAAGCATTTGAGGAAGAGGAGGAAGAATAATGGCTGTACTATCAACCGCAGAAAGAGAAGCGTTGCTGCATCGAGCGATCGTCATACGTGACGAAATCATGCATAAGGCCAACACAGCAACACGTGTGGGAAGTCTGTTCTATGATATTGTCCGTTCTCTTGCTGCCATTGACTTGGACGAATTACGCCAGTACTTTCTCTGCAAGGATGTGGATGACGAGACCATCTATAAGCTCACAATGGCGGAAGCCCTGATCAGAGGCTCCCTTGAAGTCGGCGATGATGCCGTCGTGCAGGGCGATGCGGAAGTGAAGGGTCACCTGCAGGCTGGCCGTTCCATCCTTCTCGGACTTGCAAGTCTCATCGAAGAGGTGGTTGAAAGAAAGATCTTCAGTACTTATGGAAGCCTCGATTCGATGGTGAACGGACACGGCACCTTCCTGACGAATAAGGACAGGTTTCAGACTACGAACCTGGAGGTGAGGGGAAGCATGACGGTGATGGATCTCATCATCAATCAGCTTCACGCAATGGAGGGCGACTACTATTTCTCTGATGTTGGCTCTATAGAACGGGTGGCTATCATCAACGAGGACACACATTCGTACAGGCTTTTTCTGAAAAAAGACAGCGAAACGAGCGTCATCACGCTGTGGGAAGGTGATATCCTGTGGAGCGTGGCCAACAACCTCAGATCACACAAGCCTACGGACGCTTCTTTCTATGTGCATCCGTCTTGGATGCTGGTCAATGCCATAGACCAGGAGTATTTCTGCGTTGATGTCACGCTGTACGATGATGCACAGCTGGGCGTCGAGATTGGCACGACTAACTTCCCTCCTGAAGCTGGCTTCAACGTAGTCAGACGTGGCAACCCATCGGCAAGGCTCGATCCCAGCAAGGCGGAGCGCGCGAGGGTGTGGCACATCAGCAACACGGAGGGAAGACTGGAGTTCCTGGATTACCTCTACACGCCTGTTGTGGATGATGAGAACTACCAGACAACTGTCGGACGCCTGCCTGACATCGAGGTGCTGAACAACTGGTTCCACTACCGTAACCTTGGTGAGCCTCATGAGCATGTCGGCGTGTACACACGATTCCTCTTTGCCGAGAACTTCGTTCACATCGACTGGATGGGACGCGTGGTGAGCCAACAGAACTACCGTGGGGAATGGAGCCTTGCGACCGCTCAGAGCGCCACCGATTACTACAAGGTTGACAAGACCAGGCAGAGAGTGAATGACGAATACATCGAGACGGCGTATCTGACCGACACGGTGACATGGCTCGGAGCCATCTGGGGGTGCAACCACACGGGCACCACGCAGGAACCGACATGGTATTCCTCGCACTGGGTGATGATGGGTGGCAACAACGCATGGGACATCGAGCTGCACAAGACGGATGCTCCGGTACCGAACACCCGTCAGGAGACCTTTGAGATGGAGATATACTTCCGCATCCTGTTCAACGGCTACGACGTGACAGAGAAGGTGCTGGCTCAGAACTACCACAGCGTCACGTGGGAGAGGACTACGGACAACGGGGCTGCAGACACGACATGGAACGAGGTCGGGGTGCAGCAGTGCTATCAGGATCTGACGGGAACGAGGCTCCTGCTTCGCCACGATCCGTCAAACCACCGCACGGATTTCGGAGCGAACATCAAGACGTACAGGAGGGCGACCTTCAAGGTCGAGGTGCTTGTGCCGATGGCGAATGGAGAAAACAAGACTGTATCAAGAACATTCAATTTCATATAGGACATGAAAATACAAGGAAGTGACATCGTAATCCAGCATGACCCGTTAAGCTATGCAACCGGTTATGTGTTTTTGCAGGGAAGTCCGCATCAGACGTATGACACACAGTCCATGCAGTACGACCCGAGCCGTGCCGTCGTCCCGCTTGTCATCATGCCGTGGGTCAGCGTGAATGACCCTAACGGGGAGTACAGCGGACAGTGCAACCTGAACAGCGTCACAGCCATCTACCGAAAGATGGTGAACGGCGCATGGGTTGACGTGAACATAGACGGCAGCGAACCCACCAAGTACTTCATCAGTGACGGCACCACGCAGCAGGGTGTCACGGCTCCTCGTGGCGCGGTGGTGTTCCTCATGAACGTGCCTCCTGCAGAAGTCTCCGCCATCATCATCACGGCAAACGTGGTTGACCCTCTCGACGGACTGCTGAAGGCATGGGAAAACACCGTTGACCTCCAGACCAAGACGGCAACGACCACGCAATACACGCTGCGCGTAGATGACGGTGTGGTGGCGAATGGCTCCTTCGACCCGAGGGATGTGCAGAAAACGAACGGCAAAAGACTGCTCACGCTGGCTGTGCAGCTGTATGCGGACAACGTGGAGGTTGCCGATGCGGATGCCGTCTATTTCTGGTACCATTTCGTCAATGGCCAGTACATCCCCATCACCGACGATGACCAGCTGTGGCTCCGCACACCGTTCCTGGACAACACCACGCACGAACTCCCGAACGTCATACAGGTGGAACTCGACCACTTCGACCAGCTCAGGCTGATGGTCAGCGCTTCACCTATCGGCGACACGAGACCAACCGAGCCGGATTTCCTGCATGGCGCAGAGAGAATCTACTTCGACTACAAGCGTGTCTGCAGAAAGGACGTTGAAGGCTTCGTGATCGGTGACGTGGGAATCAAGCTGATTGACAACGAGGACATCCAGCGAAGCATCCTGCTCAGGGACAAGAACGGCGATATCGCCAACGCTGCCGTGGATGAGCACTTCAGGATAGACTGGTACCTGAGGAACAACAACAACAGCTCTTACGTCAGCAGGGGAAGGAGCATCGCCGGCAAGGCTCGAACGGACTTCAGAGCCACGCACAACAACGTGACCACACTGATGCCAAAGGTTTACTTCATGAAGTGCTGGAAGGCTATCATGTTCAACAACAAGTATCTCGTTGACGGCAGCGGCAAGGTCGTGACCGGACAGGACTACATACAAATTTAATACTGATATCAATATGAAAGAAGTGATGTATCTTTTAGTGCCATTCGAGGAAGTGAAGGACATCTTCCCTTACGCAAGGGTCGTGCAAGGCAAAGCCCTCTTGCAGCTGGCACAAATCCGATACCTGAAGGGAGTCACAGGTATTGAGGTCATAGGTAGCCATGAGGCTGACATTATGATTGCCGAACAGGAAGAAATGGAGAGAAACGGTCTTACTGACGGAGGCGAAGCTGCTGCAGGGCAGGAGGAAGTTTCTGTTGGCGATGCCGGGCAGAATGATGGCGGTGGAGAGGAACCTGCTGCAGAACCTGCAGAAGCGGCTCCTGAGGATCCAGACCCAGAACCTGCTGAAGAATCTGCTCCAGCAGAGTCCGAGTCTGAACCTGCTCCAGAAGAGTCAGAACCAGGACCAGAGGGAGAGCAGCCTTCCGAAGAGGCTCCCGAAGGTGAGTCTGAGGACGAATCTGAAGGTGAGTCAGATGGTAGCTCTGAGAACGAAGAAGAAGTACAAACCAACAATAAGGAGGACGAAGAATGAGTACATTGTTAACAGGTGTCTTCGACATCATCCCTGTTGCCGACGGCAGTCAGGCTTTCCCGACGATGGATGTCACTGGCGCCCTCTCTCAGTCGTACAGCGGAAACACCTATTTCCCCGACTGGAAGACACAGTCAGCATTGAGGCCAGTGGTGCAGCCCCGTTGCTATGACGGTCTTGAGGGAAGCACAGTCGAATATGGTTTTGTGGCTGGCATCGTTACGTCTGCAGGTCAGGCGGCTACAGCCAACCAGCAGTGGTACTACAATAACACGGCCATCATCTGGTCAGCGGTGTCAGGTCAGAGCGGCAAGTACAGCAGTAATTTCATGTCAGCAGACGGCACCACGCCTCTGATGGAACTTGACTACACCGACACGGCTCACCCGAAAGTGACGTTCATCGGCAACATCCCAACAACGCTTAGCTCTGGCGATGATGACGTGATCCGCTTCATCGGCAAGGTGGACGGTCTCGATGACTTCAAGGTGGATGTCTCGAGAACCATCCGTGTGAGTGAACTGGTCGGCGGTACCGGAAACAAGGTTGACCTCATCTTGAGCAAGACTTCGTTCGACAACGATTCTGGTACCAATGACGAGATTTCCGTCAACGTGGCTGCTGTCATCAACAGCGAATACGTGGTCGGCTTTTCTGCCATCAACGCGAAGGGCTACAAGGTTCGCCTCTCCAACTCCATAGGCATCGATGCGACCTATTTCAGATCTGGAGATGCAAACGTGCCTTCAAGCGTCGTTTCACTGACACTCCTTCCTGCCAATGTGGGAGGCATGGGCATCATCGTGTGCGAACTTCTGAACACGACGAACAGCGTCGCCGCTTCCGTCAGCGAAACCGTGAAGGACTTGGGCGATCCTGACATCGTTTCCTTTGAATGCTTCACGGTCGCAACGGCTCAAAGCACGACAGCCGTAGCCAAACGCGACGGAAGCATCAAGAACGGTGAATATCTCAGAACCATCGCCAAGGTGACGAACCGAACCGGAGAGGTGGACAGAACAAGCAACTACTCCTGGAGTTCTGCCAAAGTCTTGAAAAAGGACGGCTCTGAATACACCACGGAGAGCGCGAAGATAACCACTGACTCCGCTGGCCACAAAGTTTATGTCGTCGATTTCGCGACGTCATACGCACAAGGTGGACTCAGACTGAAATGTCAGGCAACACTTAACGCTGTATAATATGACGATCACTGGAGTTCTTGACATCACCCCTGTTGTGGATGGCGAAGATGGTGCTCCTGCAGTCACCCCTTCTCTGCAACCAACGCTCTCGTCGTTCAATCTTGATGCGGCGAGAACGCTGGAGCTGGAGTGTACCGTCACGCTGTATAAGACGGAGGGAGGTGGTCCACCTGTAGCCCAGAGCAGCGGAAACTTAATAGTTCGCGGCTTAAAGGCAGACGGAACGGTGGTCAATTCTTCTGTCAGCACCAGCACGAACGGACGAATCACCTTCCTTTCGTCTGCCGGCAATAACCAGTGCATGAGATTCAGGGTGGACTATGTAGAGAACGGCCAATCCATCACGCACATCACCATACCTGTTGTATTGTCTGGCAAACGTGACCGCTTCCGTGGGTACTGGAACCAGAATGACACGTACTTGGACGATGACGAGGTCTGCGACAACGTGGTGCTGCTTCTTCCTGACAACAGCGAACAGGCTTATGAACGGAAGGGCGGCGGCAGCGTGACCGGAGCAACCTACAAGCCGAACACCACGCAGGGAGCCACCAAGTGGAAGGCAGTGGAGACGAACCCGAAGACGTACTTCAAGACGGTGCTTGCCATGTTGATATCGGCACAGCAGGGCGACTTCGACTATCTGTGGGCGAAGTACTGCTACTTCAAGGAAGTGACGATTGAAGGATGCCTGAACAACCTCATCACGGTGATAGACCCAGCGAACAACATCAACTCGGATCTCATCATCTCCAGGACCGCCAATAATGTGACGACGTATTACATCGACATCCTTCGGTGCGGTGACTATATCTGGATAAAGTCGCTCCCGGCGTATGGCGTGTCTTACAAGCTGCCATATTACGTGGACAGCGGAAACTATACGAGAGGATGGACGAAGTACGTGACAGGTGTCGCACATCAGATGTCTGCAGACGAGATGCGTCAGCTGACGGGAAGGCGAATCACCATCAAGATTGATGACAGTCTCGATGATTACGGTACCACCATCGATGGAGCCTTCCACTTCCAGCCTTACCCCACCAACAACGTGGGGACTCAGCTGAAGTTTGTCGCGAATGGACAACGGTACTTCTATGTGCCCGTCAGCAATTATGTGGCGAACCTCTATGACTACAGAAGAAGCACCCATATCATTCCGCACATCTTCCATATAGAATGTGTGTCGGCGGTCTTCTCCAAGAACGAGACCAGCCCCGACTTCCACAGCTATGGATATGTGTGGCTTGCTGAAGCAAATGCTCCGACAACTCACCAGACTGAAGGCATTGATACGGCATGGCAATGAAAATAACGGGATTTTTGACAATTGTCAGGAAAAAGAATCAGAGATAAAGAAAATAATCAGTAACTTTGCCCGCCGAAAAAGTGGGCGCAAAACAAAAGTATTATGGATAGTTCCGAACAGACCACCCTCGATGCCATTTTCACGGCATTGAACAACGAGACGAGCGCGAACTGCGAACTGATCGTTAGAAACAAGTCGAACGGCAATGCAAAGAAGATGGACTTCTCCGTCCTTCGCAACCTCTTTGGGGTGGCGAAGTCTTCCGAGCAATTGCTGGTAGACCTCGGATTGCCCAGCGGAATCCTGTGGGCGACGCGAAACATCGACGTGACACGTCAGAATGGTTTCGCCGAGTCACCTTACCAGTACGAGTGTTCTTTCTTCAGCTGGGGCAACACTGAAGGAAAGAACCCCATCAGCAACTCTGCCTTTGACTACAACTGGGGCAGTGCCAATGACGGTCCTTATGCCAACACGCCTGGCGCTGCACTCACTGGCAATGCAGGGCTCGGCTATGATGCCGCACGTACCAACCTTGGAGGCCCGTGGCGCATGCCTACGACCGCGAACTTTGCAGAGCTGTTCAATTCTTCATACACGAAATATGTGGATGCGAACGGCGATGAGGTGACTGGCACGAACAAACTTGTCACTGTGAACGGTGTGGTTGGTATCAGGTTGATGTCGCTTGTCAACGGCAAGACGATCTTCTTCCCTTGTTCCGGCTCCGGCAATGGGACTTCGTGGAACAACCGCGGCACGGGCGGTTACTTCTGGTCTTCTTCGCTTTATTCCGCTACGCAGGGTCGGCACTTGCTCTTCAGCAGTGGCGGTGTCTATCCGCAGGGCTACTACAGTCGGTTCTACGGCTTCGCGGTGCGGCCGGTTCAGGTTCCGTAACTTCTTTCGACCCACCCAGCAAAACAAACCCAACCTTTCATTTTCCCGATTCGTGCCACCAGCCGCTCCCAAAGCGGCAAAGGGCACGAATCGGGAAAATGAAAGTGATTTATAAAAGATCTACTAATGACTATTGCAGAAATTTCCAAAATCGAGAATGACCGAAGTAAGCCAGAGCAGTTCGGTGTCATTCATCTTTTCAGTGAGAGTAATTTTTACCGTGCGCATGACTGGAGCGCATGGCTGATGACAACCTTCCCCTTCGGAGAGTCGGTCAACAAGGCTCTTAGGTCGTATGTGCGCAAATGGGAGTCGAATCTGAAAGAGAACCTGGAGGAACTGTGCGACGACCTGATTCATCGCCGCTACAGACCCTTGCCCTCGAAGTGCTTCATTGTCGAGTATCCCAAGATGCGCGAAATATTCGCTGCCATCTTCAGGGACAGAATCTTGCATCATCTGTATTACAACTATACTCACGCTCTGTGCGAGCGGACGTTTATCCAAGACACCTATTCCTGCATCAAGGGAAGAGGGACGCACTACGGCATCGAGCGCCTGACGGACTTCTGCCGCAAGGAGTCGCAGAACTGGCAAAGACCGTGCTATGCCTTGCATCTGGATACACGTGGCTATTTCATGCACATCGTCAGGGCGAAGCTGCTGGAGCTGGCGCTTGCTTCGCTCAGGAAGATGTCCCTCAGACGTGTCAGTTCCGACTCTCTTCAGACTTGGGGCGACGTGCTTGACATGGAGTTCCTGGAGTGGCTGACTGAGTCGATCGTCATGCTCGACCCTCGGAAGGATTGTATCATCGTCGGAGACTTGAAGGATTGGGAAAGGCTGGATAAGTCAAAGAGTCTGCTGAAGACGGACGAAGGTCTCGGACTCCCTATCGGCAACCTGACTTCTCAGCTTTTCTCCAATGTCTATCTGAACGCGTTCGACCAATTCATGAAGCGGGATATGAAATGCCGCTACTATGGACGATACGTGGATGATGCCATCATCGTCTGCGCTGACAAAGGGAAGCTGCTTTCGATGGTTCCTGATATACAGTCTTTCCTGAAGGATGAGCTGGGGCTTGACCTCCACATGGGCAAACTGAAGATCAGCGAGGTGAACCACGGTGTGGAGTTCCTTGGCTCGTACATCAGACCATGGAGAACTTATGTGTCACGCAAGACGCTTGGACGCATCGAGAAGAAAGTGAAGGAAATCGACTGCAGCAAACCTTCCAAAGCGTTACGAAGCGTCAACAGCTATCTCGGTATCCTTCGCCACACCAGTTCCTATCGTATTCGTCGAAAACTGTTCATGAAGTCAGAGTTTCTCAAGATAGGCATTTTCGATCGTGACATGACCAAATTGACTGACAGGCGACGCTTTTACAAGAGGGCGACAAGGTAATACTTGCCGCTCTTTTTGTGTCCCACACTTTATCACTCTGAATACGCTATTTTTGCCGTATATAAATCATAGAAGTATATGGCAAATATTGAAAAGCTCGTTCCTTTCATCATCAAATGGGAAACAGGAACAACACAGAAGCGAGGCGAGACAACCGAGCAACTTTTTGAGAGAGCAAGAAAAAAGGGTTTTGCTAACGACCCTATGGACTTGGGTGGTGCTACGCAGACAGGCGTGACCCTTGCCACCTACAAGACCTACTGCCGTAAGCATGGGCAGAATGATCCTACAGTGGATGACTTGAAACAAATTCCTTATCAGACGTGGCTCGCCATCCTGAAGGAACTCTATTGGGACAGATGGAAGGCTGACCAGATTGACAGTCAGAGTGTCGCCAACATCCTCGTGGATTTCGTTTGGGCATCGGGTACCACAGGCATCAAGAAACCTCAGCAGATGCTGGGTGTCGTTCCTGATGGTGTGGTAGGCCCGAAGACGTTGGCTGCGGTCAATTCGTATGGCCCAACGACTTTGTTCTATAGACTGAAGGCTTTGCGCATTAAGTATGTAGAGGACATCGTGAAGAGCCGTCCATCACAAAAGAAGTGGTTGAAGGGCTGGAAGAACCGCATCAACGATATTCAATTCAACGGATAGCAATGGAACAGGATAAGGACGGACTGATGACCGTGGAGGAGTTTAACATGGCTGTTAGTAAGTGGGCAGTCTATGTCGCTATGCACTCCAGACAAACGTTGAATGCCTCTACTCATGGCACGGGAAACCTGTCGAAGTTCCTTACGCACTTTATTGATAAAAAGCAGGAAGACAATGCCTCTTATAAAGTAAAATTTCATTTTGAGAAATATGGCGTATTCCGAGCTTATGGTGCTGGTCGTGGATACGTCATCCTGAATGGTCAGATTGTTAGGGGAAGAAGAGTGCGCTCTTATAATGAGATAAGGAAAAAAATATGGAATACGGAAGCTTCGGCAATGTTTGAGCGTGGCTATTCCACCACGGAAATTAATAAAGAAAAGAAATATGATCTAGGGAATGGAAACGTCATTCGTCGTTCTCGGTTGGATTGGATAGACCACCATATCCAGAACAACATCGAACAACTTGCAGATGTGTGTCAGAGATACTATGGTGATGATGCTGTAAGGCAGATTCTTCGTGATTTAGACAAAATGAAAATTATAAAAAAATCGTGATATGGCAAAGGGTAACAAGGATGTGAAACGTGGAATTGTGATGTATCTTGATGGAAAAGAGGTACAGAAGAATGCACGTGCCATTCAAGGCGAAATGAAACGTCTGAAGAAGGAAATTGACGGATGCACTGTCGGAAGCGAAGAGTACATCCAGAAGACAAAGCAATACCGAGCCTTGAATGGCATCTTGCAGGAGCATAAAGCTCAGCTGAAGAACATAGAGACTCAGACGAATGCTAATGCTGCAGCTTCGCAAAACTGGCTTCAGAAGGGTATCGCCATGTTCAATCAGTACTCTGTTGCCATTCTCGGTTTCACGGCTGCTTTTACAGGCGTGGCCATGAAGATTTCTGAGTTCAGAAAGAAGAATATGGAGAAGGAATCAAGCCAGGCTAATTTGAAGGCTTTGACTGGACTTGATGACAGTTCCATCGAGTGGCTGACCAAGCAAGCGGAAAAACTCTCTACCACAATGGATGAGAGTGGTCTTCGTGTGAAAAAGTCTGCTCAGGAGATACTGGAGGCTTACACTCTTGTCGGTTCGAATAAGCCTGAACTCCTTCAAGACAAAGAGGCTCTGAATGCTGTGACCATCGAGGCGATGCGTCTGGCTGAAGCTGCAAATATGGATCTTCCTGAAGCCGTGGAAAGTCTCACTACGGCGATGAATCAGTTTGGGGCTGCAGTGGATGAAACGGACAGATATGTGAACGTGTTAGCAGCAGGATCCAAAAAGGGTAGTGCTAACGTAGAACAACAAGCTGCTTCCATTCTTAAAGTTGGTGTGGCGGCAAAGACTGCAGGGCTTGATATTGAAACCTTGGATGGTGCCATTGAAATGTTGGCAGAAAAAGGTATCAAGGGGGAAATTGCGGGAACACAATTGAATGCATTTCTTTCTAAATTGTCAACAGGATACAGGGCTGGTAAATTGCAGACTGAAGGACTAGCGGCTGTGCTTCGTGACCTCAATGCCGAGTTTAGGGCTAACGAGGCAGCTGTTGCTGGTTCTGGCATGAATGCGTTTTCTAAAGAATTCAGTGAGCGAGGATTGCGTGCAGCTCTTATCCTCTCGCAGAATGTGGATAAGATGGAATCTTATCGTGAGGCCGTGACCGGCACAAACATTGCTGTAGAACAGGCTGCCATCAATTCCGGCACCATGGAGGCAAAGATGGCTCAGCTGAAGAATCAGATAAACGAGACAGGCATGATCTTGGCAAAGGATTTGGCTCCAGTCTTCAGCAAATTCACACATTGGTCTACTAAATTTGTGATGGCTTTGCCTCCTTTGGTAAAGTTCCTGAAGGAATATGGCGATGCATTAATGATGGCTGTGTCTACATTGATTCTGTATTCGTATTGGACTCAAATATGTACAAAGGCAACTGCTGCATGGAATGCTGTGGTTACCTTTGCTACGACATTTTCCAAGGCTTATTCAGCAGCGCTGATTCAATTGCGATTGATGCAGAGTGGTGCTACAGCTTCACAAATCGCATTCACACGTGCTGTAGCATCTTCTACTGTAATACAACGTGCTGCTATAGCGATAACAGCGTTGTTTCGCGCCGCTATGCTGGCACTTACGGGACAAACGATGGCAGCCACGGCTGCCATGAGAGCATTTTCTATCGCATCCGCATCGACGGGTGTCGGTGCAGTATTGCTTTTATTGGGTACCGTTGCAACACTGGTGACGCTTTTGAATAAGTATAATAGAAAGCAAGGAGAAACGGAGGAACGAGTAAATGCTTTGGCAAAAGCAGAAAAGGAGGCTGCAGGCGAATTTGATAAAGAACGTGCCAAGATAGATTCCTTGTCTCGTACTATCCATGACAACACTCTTTCTATTGATGAACGTAAGAAGGCTATTGATAAGATGCGTGAAATAATTCCTGAATATCATGCGGAATTAACAGAAGAGGGAAGGCTTATCAAGGAAAATAAAAAGGCGATAGATGATTATTTGAAGTCATTCCAAAAGCAAGTGCTGATGAAGCATGTAGGTGCGCAAAAGGAAGAAGCTCTGATTTCCGAATATGAGGCAGAACGCGCCTATAATGAGGCATGGAGAAAGTTTCAGCCTCTTTGGGCTAACTATCAAGCCTCTTTGGAAAAATCGAGAAACGGGGAGAACACCATCATTCAAGATCAGGAAGGAGGTATATACGAATTTAAGATGGGGAAAGAATGGGTGTTGGTTTCTACGATGAGAAAACGTCAAAAAGAATGGTTGGAAGCGAAAAAGGTCTTGGATAAATCGAAAGGAACAGTGGAGGATATTATCGAGCAAGAGAATGATCTAAAAAATAGATTTGGCGATATCATTGAGGATGTTGATGGTAGTACGACTCCAACGACTCCAACCGCTTCATCAAAGATAACGGATGACCGTATCAAGAAAGAGATAGCAGCTGTAGAACTGGAGGTGAAGAAGAAGCAGAACATCCTGAGACAGTCATACGTGGAGGGAAAGATAGACCGCCGTAAGTTCAATGATGAGATGCAAAAGCTGGAGATGGAGCGTCTGCAGAACATGCTCAAAATCGCTGGGCTGGAGCCTGAGAAGGTGGCAGAGATCCAGGGGAAGATTCTCGAAATGCGAATGAAGGCGAAGGAAGAGCTTGATAAGATGTCGTTTGACATGAGTGCAGATGAGGATTTGAAGCGATATCATGAGCAGACGCAGAGGATTGAGGATGAGCTACTGGAACGTATTTCGGTCATTGACAGTTCCCTCCAGCTAGGTGTCATCGCTCAGGAGGATTACGAGGCAAAGATGACCGAGGTATGGGAGAAATACGATGCGGATATGCAGTCAGCGCATAAATCGTATGTGACGAAAATCCGTGAACGAAAGGATGAGACACAAGAAGAGCTTTCTGGACTCGCCAAGACATTCAAGGAGGCAGGCCTTGACTTGAAAGACTTGGCTGAAGAGATCGGCGAAAGCATAGGTGCAGGTTTGGCTGGAGCCTTGGAGGGCGAGGTGGATACAGTGAAGAGTGCTCTGAAGTCCATGCTCAATATCATCATCGATGCCATTGAGAAGATGGTGATTGCCGCAGAAGTGGAGAGTTCTCTGCTTACACTCACAGGACTTGGCACAGGGGCAGGACTTGCCAACCTCGCTAAATTGGTGGGCATCAAGATTGCTTTCGCTGCCCTGAAAGAGGCTGTCAACTCCTTCGATGTCGGAGGATATACCGGCATCGGTCGATGGGATGAACCTGCTGGCATTGTCCATAAGGGCGAGTTCGTGGCTAACCGTCACGCACTGGCGAACCCTGCCGTGAAGGCTGTGCTCGACGTGGTGGACAATGCTCAGCGGAGAGGAACTGTCGCCAACCTGACTGGTGATGACATCCGAGCCGTTGCTTCGCGTCCTGGCACCGATGACAGTCACCGTCAGTATATGGCGAACAAACCTGCAGATGACAGAATCAACCGTGAACTGTTGTCACTGCTGAAGCAGAATATTGATGCTACCACGGCTGCTAAAGAGGCTTATGAGAAACCGTCACCTTCATACTGCTGGCTCGAAGGAGACGGAGGTATCAATGAGAAACAGAAACTTTTGACAAAGATAAAGAATAACGCTAAACGCAATGGTTAAGTTACTGATTGATGATCAAGCGGTCGCCATAGATAGCGACTTCAATACGGATATCATCCGGGAAAATCCTCTCATCACATCGACGGGCGACTACTCTTATGACATCGATGTAGATTTGCGTGTTCCTCAAAATCGTCGTATCTATAGAGAATTTCAACGCCTCAATACGCTCAGCTCCTTCAGCCAGAGAAAAGCTGTTCTTCTCGATAATGAGAAGATCCTGGCACGTGGTGCTGAAGCTGTATTGTCGATAGAAGAGAATCGTGCTAAAATTCAAGTCCTCTCGAACAATTCAGAACTGAATTACATCTGCGATAACAAGCAATCCATCCGCGATCTTGATTTTGGCACAGTCGAAACAAAGACTTTGGAACTGGCGGCTAAGGTGAGTGGCCACCTGTATGGCGAGGTGGTGGATGGCATCGCCGTTCGTGAAGCTTATCCTCTTGTTTCTCGTGAGGATTTTGGAGGATATGGCTCTAATGCATCCTTCTTCAATGGCTTGCAGGGAGGAGCTGGAGCCACGAGGATTGCTTTCTCTGATGTGGACAACCTTCGCCCTATGCCGTACCTTTTATATTATGTGGATAAGCTGGTGGAGATTCTTGGCTACTCCATGGGGACTTGCCACATCGATAGGGCAAAGTATAAGAGGCTGCTTGTCATTCATGGCTATGACACGCTGGAGTATGCCAAGATGCTGCCGAACTGGACTGTCAGCGAGTTCATCAGCGAGGTGGAGAAATTCTTTGGCGTCGTGTTCCTTGTGGATTCTGTTGGTCAGAAAATAGATATCGTGTCAGTAGACAGCTATTATGAGGGTGCAGGGTATGAGTACATCGATAGGGATGACGTGCTTGATGAGCACGAAGTGGACTTTGAACCAGGAGAAGAGGATTTTCAAACTTCCTACCAGAATGTCGGCTACAAACTTCCCAGCAGCGAGTACTGGAAATTGGCTGCCATCGATGAAGAGGTTGATAAACGATGCGAACGTGTCAATAAGTCCTTCTATACCGTAGAGGAGTACGACCCCAAATCGCTGGTGATATTTTATGACCATCGCCGTAAAGAGGAATGGATCCACTACGAGGAAGAAGGAGGTGGAGAGAATTCTAAATACGCTCGTTTCGTCAACTTCTTTGCTCCTGTAGTGAAGGATGCTTCTGTATCGAGGACTGAATTGGCAATAACTCCGGTCAAGATGCAATGCTCATATAGGGTCGCGGATATCGGTGGTTATATGTTTGTCGTGCCCATTCCGGAATATTTCGAGAATAAGGGAGCAACGTTAAGCGATGCTATCCGTGGTGAAACAATGGACAATGCAAGTGATAGGATGCAGGTTGCATTCTACCTTGGATTCTGCCACTTCCGCGAGATCTCTGGCGAAAGAAGCCCGTTCTCGTTCGGAACTACACAATGTGTCACCACGCGCTATCTCCAGCTTTATAATGTTGACTGGCAATTCACCTCAGAGGATTCCGAAGATGTGGCACTGAAGCTGAATCTGGAACTGAAGGGAGAGGAAGGACGATGTGCGACAGAACTGAATGCTGGCGTGTTCATCGATGGTACCAGACAGTTCAAAATTCGCTTCAAGACAAACAAGTTCCTCGACCCAAGAAAGAAGTTCGTCATTGCTAATCGCCTCTTATACTGTCAGCAGCTTCGCTACAAACTGGAGCAAGGCAAGATCTCAGATATCGTGGAGGGCGTATTCTATCCATCTCTGGCTGTCGTGAACTCCAGCGAAGAGCAGTCGCAGATCATTTTGCCAGATGGCATTCAGGTTTATGAGGCAAGAGTCTATCTGCATACGATAGAGGCATCTGGAGGAATGAGCCTGGGCACTTATTCATCGCTTGACAATGGATATAGCGAGAATGACTTCAATAAGTCAAGGTACGCTGACAATGAAAGGGCACAACATTTCCGAGTGGTGGGTATGTTGTACGCTTCCTCTAACATGCGATACACTCTGTCTAATGGCAAGGTTACAAAGTATGTCAATGGCGAACTTGCGTTCGTCAATACGGATCCCGTAATGGAAGCGACGCCTCCATCTCGTCCATCGGAAATGCTGTGTGATACTCTTTATCTGTCAGACTTGACCGTGGGGGACACCATCACTTATTTGATGGAAACAGACCATCAAGCAGGACATCTCTTTGGTTTGGTGGAACTGAAAGTGGTATCTTGATTTTCGTACCCACCCCACACCCCAAAGGGGTAGGCGGCTGACTGTCATTCCGTCGTTTCACAGGATGGGTTTCGGAGAGTCTTGCAGACACACCGATGCGTAGCACCACCCCTTTCGGAAGAGACAACGGCGTTCCCTCATTGCGCACTACAAGCAGAAGACCTGAGTAAAATTGTCTATTCGGAGCAAGAGCGTTCTGAAACAGTGTTAGCACACAGATTCAGCAAGACACGCTTTCACTCCAGACACATTCACTCTGGTCTTCTGCATTGTTGTGACTCCATCCTTCCACGCCTCTGCTCCTCCTCCCTGTGACGACAGATGCCGTCGCTGCCTACCCCTTTGCCTATGGAACAGCTTTGCTGAATACTGGCGTGTCGCCTATTTCACTTTTTCTTTCCTCTCCTTTCACGGAGCAGTCGCATCAGATGATGCCGCTGTCTCTCCGTGGCTGATTCCTTCTGCCTCCCTTCCGCTTTCAACTCTCCACATGTTGCCATCCTCAGACTTGTCAAAAATGGGAAATCCCCCCATGATTTCCGTTGTTTTCCATAGGGCATTTTAGGTGTTTGTTAGGCGTGGCCATTCTCTCCTCGATTAGCAAAAAGGGTGAAGATCTGCTTCTTCTTCTCTTCATGTGTTAAACTTTTGGCTGTTTCTTTACACGTTGTTCCTGATGTGTAAAATTTTCGGAGTTTTCTTTACATGACAGTGCGCTCATGTCTTTACTGGGTTCCGATTCCTGTTGGATGCCACGATTAGTTTCAGAGTCCACTTACGTCATTTTACTATGCAAAGTTAAGGTCTACTCCCTTTACCAATGAACGTGAGAAAATTTTGACATTTTTTTCCTTACCGCCAACAAAAAAATGGTAAAAATCAGGGCTACGCTTTTTCATAACCCTTGGTGTCTCGTTCGTTACGACTTCCCTTGGTGAATGCATGTAAAATAACTAAAGTTTAACTCTAAAAAATTAATCGTTATGGCATTCGTATCTACAGAAATCAGAAACCTCGTGAAGATCATGGTTAACAACCCTACTTCTTATCTCGCGAAACTCCTTCCAATCTACACAGCTTTGGAACTCCGTGAACTTATCGCAGCAGCCAAGTTTGAACTCGCTAACACTTACATGACAGAGGAAGAGGCAGATATGCTCTACGCCCTTCAGCTTACTCTCGAGAATGCGCTTCGCGCCTAACATTATTAACACCTAAAATATTAAGCCTTATGGAAAATCAAACAGTGAAATCAATCATCGCAGAATTAATCGTTTCTGAGAAAGGTAACATGGTCTGGAGAGTGAAAGTGGACGGCTCTCGCTCTAAGAAGGAAACCAGCTACTGCAAGACCGCTTTGGCAGCCATCCGCTGCTGTTACATGCTCCGCAAGAGGACAGGAAACCCCATATCGGAGAAAGTGATGAAGCGACTACGCTCTGAGCATTACAGCTCGAAAGCAGTTCAGGAAGGTTCTTAAGAGCCTTCCTTTCTTTTTACAGGTTGCCTTCAAAGTTCTTCAGCTCAGGATGCGCATGTAGCTGGTCTTTGGCTACATACTTGTTAGTGATGGATATGTCCGAATGTCTTGCCTGGTCCATTGCCACAGTTAAGCCGACAGTGCCGATGGCGTCTGTGATTCCGGTGTCCTTCAGGCTATAGAACTGGTAGCAAGATGGGAACCCTAATGCCTTGCGTACCTCTTTCCAGCGATTCGTGATGGAACGTGAGTCACGTTGACGTTCTCCTGGCATGAAGCCCTTGGAGAATAGAAAGCAGTCTGAATGATGACTAAGGACACCCAGTTCGATCATCAGCCTGATCACTCTCGCCGGCAAAGTTGCCTTTCCGTCCTTTCGGTTCTTGCTGAAGGAGTGACTGACAAATACGGTCTGCTCTTTTACGGAGATGTCACCAACCCTGAGAAGCATGAGTTCCTTGGGTCGTATAAACGTGTAGTACTGCATCATGCAGACAAGAAGGAAGGGCTTATCGTTCTTATCGAGGAAATCGTGCAGACGTGAAAGATCTGCAGCAGTTAAGGTTTTCCTAAACTTGTCTTGCTCTCGAAGGTTCTTGATTCCCTCGACGGGGTTTTCCTTGATGTAGCCGCTCTGTTTAAGGAATGTGCAGAACGTAGATATCCATAGACGGTAATTGTTCCTCGTCCTTGGGCTTGTGTCCCTATCGACGTACACCCATTCAAGGAAAGACTCCACGAACGGGGTGTCAAGCTGGTATATATATATAATAGGTGATATCTGGAGATATTGCTTGAACATGTCGAACCTGCTGCTGTAGTCCCTATGGGTGTCTTTGGTGAAAACTTCGTCCTTCAGCATCTTCTTCAGATACCTCTCGTACTTCTCCAGTACGTCCTGAATGGTGGTGAATCCCTTCGTCCCTTGTTCTTGGATGAGGGGATTCCATCCAGTGCGTAGTTTTCTTGACACTTCATCCCTGAAACGAAGGGCAGCGTCATCACGTTCACGTGCTCCGTGAATGTGATTGAACTTCTTCCTGATGCGCACCAGCTTCGGGTTCCCGTCGATGACCGACTGCGGATCCAGGACATAAAAGTAAACGACTTTCTCTTTCGCCTTCTTGTTATAAATGGGAAGACGATAACTTTCAAGTTCGGTAAGGTTTAATTTTTTCTGTAAAGGAAACATTTTTTTGACATTGTTTCGGCTCGACCGTAACAATATCTCCGTTTTCATCATGCTTTGGCACGATTTTGACCCGATGTTTTTTTAAGAGTAATGGTAAAACCCTGCTTTACAAGGTCTTACCATCTACTTAGTTGCGGGGGCAGGACTCGAACATGCGACCT